TAAAAGCGGAGAAAAGGAAGGCTTTGACAGACTGGATATACTTCCTTCGCAGATATGCTCACAAAAGAGGGCTGTTTTTTTGTGGTGGTGGTTGAGGCGGGTTGGCTGAACAAGGCACATTGGCACGTAGGTAAAGGAGGCAGTGCGGCACGGTCGGCTGCGATAGGCAACCATACGGGACGCAACCACGAGGTAGGACGTAAGATAATAGAGATGTGTAAGCATTACGGTATAGAGGTAGTGGAACAGCCGCCGCTTCGTAAGATATGGAAAGGCAAGGACGGCAAGATAACGAACGAGGAACTGCAACACTTAGCCATTATAACGGACAAGACCAATCATATAACGGACAAGACCAATCAAGAGGCAAGAGACGCTGCCCTGCTCGCTTGGGAGTATGCGGGGCTGCCGATACGAATAAAAAAATAGAAATTATAGGAAAAGATGAAGAAAAAAGAAGATGTTAGTATGTGTAATACCAGACGACCATTGGAGGCGGTATACAAGGTTACGGGAATAATCGCAACAAGTGAGGAAGCAACGAATAGTAGACGACGTGATTGTGTCTTTGCTCGTATGTTATTCACTCGGCAGTGCAGTATGTTGGGAGTATCGAACACCATAATATCGGAACTGCTCCGTACGTCGATGCAGAGCGTACTTCGATACTTGCGTGTATTTGATGATGAATGTAAGTATAATGCGGCTTTTAGAGCGTTAGCGGACGAGGTGGAAGGAGAAATGGAGCGTTATAGGGAGAGCGACAGACGTAAGAAAGATTATATCGATAGGTGGGGAAAAGCACAGGAGGCAAACAAATGAAATTCACGATAAGGAGACAGGAAGATAAACAAGCGGTGCTATCGTACTTGGAGAAGCTACCGACGGATAAGCCATATTTTGCTGAGATAAAGCAGATACGGCAACGCCGCACAATAGACCAGAACAGCCTCTACTGGTTGTGGTTAAAGTGTCTGCAAGACGAGACAGGCGAAGACAGGGAGAGGCTGCACGAGTACTTTAAGGTGAGGTATTTAGGTATCAGCACAGTGGAGGTTTTCGGGGTAGATGTACAGATGACAGCGAGCACGACAAAACTCGACACAAAAGAGATGACGCACTACCTCGACCGTATACAGCAGTTTGCCCTTGCGGATTTGGGTATTGCACTGCCGAACCCGTCGGATTTGTATTGGGAGCAGTTCTACGAAAAATATAAGGGTTGGATTTGAAAACAACAAATTAGGAATTGCACAATGTTGTTTGCAGACAATATACAGATAAACGAGAAGCAGAGGTTAGCGTATAATTACCTCCGCGATGACGATTACACTTACGTCGTATACGGAGGTGGTGGCGGGGGCGGTAAATCGTGGCTCGGTTGTGAATGGCTAATGCAATGCGGCTATTACTTACCTGATACTCGTTGGTTTATTGGGCGTAACAATATAAAAGACTGTCGGGAATCTGTATTGGTTACTTGGCGTTTAGTGGCAAATTATTATGGCTTTGATAGTTACAAGACATCGAACGATAGTATATGGTTCGACAACGGCAGCGAGGTGATATTCCTCGACCTCACGTTTTACCCCAAAAAAGACCCTCTATATGAACGTTTCGGCTCGAAGGAGTTCACAGGTGGGTGGATAGAAGAAGCAGGCGAGGTGCATTACTTGGCATTCGAAGTATTGAAATCGCGTATCGGACGATACAATAATGTGCGTTATGGTCTTCGTCCGAAGATGCTTATCACTTGTAATCCCAAAAAAAATTATCTATACAAAGACATTTACAAACCGTTTGTCAAGGGGAAGTTACAGAAACCGTATTGTTTCGTTCAGGCATTACCGAACGACAACCCCTTTTTACCTCCCGATTATATCGAAACGTTGAAAGGTATAAAAGACAAAGCAACACGAGAGAGACTGCTATATGGAAATTGGGACTACGAGGACGACCCGTCGGCATTGTGTAACTTCGACGCAATATCGGACGTATTTACGAATACGGCACAGTCGAGTACACGCAAGGCTATCAGTGCCGACCTTGCTATGCAGGGACGAGATAGGTTTATTGCGGGTTCGTGGCGTGGACTGCGATGCACGGTGAAGATAGACAAGGACAAAGCGACAGGTAAGTCGATAGAAACGGATTTGGCTCAACTGATGAAGAGCGACGGTGTCGGTAGGTCGCAGACGGTAGCCGATAGCGACGGTCTGGGGGCATACTTAGAGAGCTATCTGACAGGGATAAAGACATTTCACGGCGGAAGCAAATCGTTCGATAGTACGTACAGTTCGCTGAAAGACGAATGTGCATATAAACTTGCAGAGGCTATCAATAACCGGCGGCTGCAAATCATCTGCACCAAAGAGCAGGAGCAGGCGATAATGGAGGAGTTACAACTGTTGATGGCTGACAATGTAGACAACGACAAGGGGAAGAAGCGTATCATATCGAAAGAACGAATGAAACAGATAATACAACGCTCACCCGACTACCTCGATATGTTAATTATGGGAATGTATGCGGAGGTGCGTCCTCAGAATGCAGGAATAAGACGAATTAGCTGTTAATCCTAAATAAATTTAGGAACAACAAAGCGGGGATATTTGTAATTTTGAATTAAATCAATAAACTGATAATGAATAAAATAAACAAAGATTTTATTTTCAAAGATAATCCGAGAAAAATTACCGACAAGCAGCTATCGCGTTTGGAGAGCGATTTGCGGAAGTTCGGCGATTTGTCGGGTGTAGTGTATTGCCGCAACAATAAGGCGTACGTTGGCGGTAATCAGAGGTCGAAGATATTCGACGGCTCGCAGATAACGATAATAAAGGAATACGATGAGCCATTGCACGATAAGACCGTTGCCGTCGGTTTTATCGAATGGAATGGCAGCAGATACCTATATCGCGAGGTGGAGTTCTCAGAAAGTGAATTTCGTGAGGCTTGTATTGTAGCCAACAACGACGGTGGCGATTGGGACTTCGACCTGCTCCAAGAGTGGGATATGGACGAGTTAGCGAGTTGGGATTTTGATACTTCTTTTTTTTAATGAAGAAAACAACGAGTATCCGACAGAGCTAACACAAGAAAAAAAAGAGGCGTTACCTTCTGTAAAGATAACATTTAAAACGATTAAGCAGATGGAAAGTTTCGAGAAAGAACTTAAATCTATTATCGGTAGATACGAAGGGGCTTATTATTCGGTATCAGCAGGAGAAATATGAAGATAGAAAAAGCATCGGGGAAGGCAATACGTTATGCCTGTTTGAATTTTCACTACGCAAAATCGGTGCCGCAAATTCGCATTGGTTATTCTGTTTTCAATAATAACGGTGATTGGTGCGGAGTGATATTGTATTCTAACGGAGCTAATCCAAGAATAGCTAATGAATATGGACTTGTGCAGGGGCAAGTAGTTGAACTCGTCAGAGTGGCACTGAACGGCAAGCAAGAATACACTTCGCAAGCCCTTGCAATGTCGCTCAAACAACTCAGGCAAGACGCCCCCGCCGTTAAAATAGTTGTGAGCTTTGCAGATAGAAACCAAAAACACATAGGTACAATATATCAGGCAACGAATTGGCACTATATCGACGAACGCTCAGCCGAATGTGGCATATTGCTGAATGGCAGATTGACGCACCGCAGGAGTGTGAGCAAGAAATATGGCAATAGTTCTATCGAGTGGTTACGAAAAAACGTAGACCCTAACGCCCGTATAGTCAATGGAAAAACAAAAATAAAATATGTGTTTGCTCTTGATAGACGTTATAATTCGGTGATTGCCAAGAGTAGCAAACCGTATCCTAAAAAGGAAGAAACAGAAAGTTTAACCCAAACAAACTAACACAGAGCAATATGGCAAAAGGAAGACGAAAAGACGAAGTCGAAACCGACAGACAGATAATAATGCCGCTGTATTTCAAGGGGCATACGCTCAGGGATATAGCTGCTCGTTGCACGGCACAGACAGGTAGGTACGTATCACACATAACGGTGCGAGCCGACATAAAGAATATGCTCGAAGACTTTCGCCGCGAACGCAATGATATGATAGAGTATAATCTGACAATCGAGCTGGAAAAGATAAACGTACTTGAACTCGAATATTGGCAGGGGTGGGAGAAGTCGAAGACAGACAAACGGCAAAAGTCTCTTAAAAGACGTGAGGCGTCGGAGAACAAGAGCAATAATTATACGGAATACTGCGACACCGAAATGGTGAATATGGGCGACCCTCGTTATTTGGCAGGAGTGCAGTGGTGTATAGAGATAAGGTGTAAACTGCTCGGCATAGAAGCACCTAAACGTGTAGACGTAACAACGGCGGGAGAAAAGATAGAATTTAAGGGATTTAATTTTTTACCGTATACGAAATTGGAGGGAAAGTAATATGAAGGTAGGACAGAAGATATTGAGTGTAAGTGCCGACGGGTTCGAGGAGCTGAGGCGGCTCGGACTGCTGCGGTATAATGCGGGCAGGGATATAGAGATATACGACTACTATCTGAGCGAGGTAGATATAACAGGTAGTCGTATGCAGGCACAGACGAACTGTGCGATGAGGTACAACCTATCGGAAAAGGCTATACAGGTGATAGTCTATGGGTTTGAAAGCAGACTGCGGAGGGTATGAATGATATGCGGTATATCAGAATATCACACCGGCACCGCCTGCTAATCCTCCGTGTATACGAGGGTCTAAATCGCTATCTCCGAAATCGTCTGACTTGACTATAAAAGATGCAAGGACAGCAAAAACCGCGAGACTAATGGATAAAAATTTAGCGATAAATACAATAAATTCTGTCATAGCTATATGCGTGATTTGAATGATTAATTACACTGCAAAGATATAAATAAAAATAGGAACAACCAAATATTTAACGAAAAAATATACAGAAAAAATGAGCGACGAAAAGAAGGTATTAATCGATGTAGATATAAAGGCGACGGCGGCACTGAAAGAGCTTGCCGAGCTACGCATAAAAGCGGACGAGCTACGAAAGGCACAAAAGGAGCTTGACACTACGACCGAAGAGGGACGGACACAATACGAGGCTCTCGGGCAGCAGATAAAGGCTATCAACTCAGTAGCCAATGAAAGACAGAAGACGATACAGAGCGAGATAAAGAAGCAGAACGAACAGAAGGGAAGCCTCAACCGCTTGAAGTCCGAACTATCAACAATGACGGCTCAGTATGGAAAACTATCTGAAGCCGAACGCAACTCTGCACGTGGGCGTGAGTTGCAGAAGTCTATCAGCGAAACATCAGCAAAACTATCGGAGGCGGAGCAGTCGCTCGGGGATTTTCGTCGACAGGTAGGCAACTATGAGGTGGCAACCAAAGGACTACGGACGCAAGTAAGAGAACTGACGGAGCAGTTGGTAGAGATGAAGCTTGCGGGGCAACACGGCACGGCAGAGTATAAGGCTATGGCGGGGCAGCTGGCGACACTGAAAGACGCAATGGCTGACGTAACGCAAGAGACCGGTAATATGGCTAACGATACCCAGAAGCTAAACACAGCTAATCAGACGATAGCTACTCTTGCGGGTGGATTCGGAGCGTATCAAGCTGTTGTTGCTGCTACCGGTGGTGAGACCCAAAATTATGCCGAGATTATGAAGGATTTGCAAGTTGCCACACTTGCACTTAGTGTTGCGATACAAATCCAAACTGCCATACAAAAGCAGAGCAATATATATCAGGCAGCCGCTTCCCTGTTGGACAAGATACGGTATAAAGATAGTCTGAAGAACTTGGCGGCAAAAGCGGCAGATAACAAAGCGACTGCCACGAACATTGTGATGACAAAGTTATGGGCAGCGGCTCAATGGTTGCTAAACGCAGCGATGAACGCAAATCCGGTTGTTGTACTTGCTACAGGCGTGCTTGCCTTAGGAGTAGCTATGTTTGCTTTATACAAAATACTGAAAAAAGTAAACACCGAGCAGGAGCTTGCTAACAAGACACAAGTGGCATACGAGCAGCAGACAGAGCGAACGGCTATAGCAATAGACAAGCTGAATAATACGGAGAAGAACGCAAGTAACGACAGGCAGAACAGATTGCGAGCCGAGATAGCAGCAATGCAGGCAAACGGAGCAACGGCGGAGCAGATAGCACAGGCAAAAGCGAAAGGCGAGCAAGAGATAAGAGACATAGCAATAAAGGCAAGTAAAGACAGAGAGCTGGCACAATACAAGGAATATACGGCTTCGATGGCAAACATAAAGGCACAGCGTGCATATCTGGGAAGTCTGAAAGCGGGCAGTAAGGAGTATGCCGAACAAGCAAAGAAGCTAAAAGAGCTGATAAAGGCACACAACGACCTGGCACGCTCTATCAACGACGAGCGGCAGAAGCAGATAGACCTAAGCCTGAAAAGTGCAGAAGAGGCAGCAGCCCGACGAGCCGAAGACATAAAAAAATACCGAGAAAACGCCCTGAAAGCACTCGACAACCAACGCAAACTACAAGAGGAGCAAAACAAGGTAATAGAAGCAGGTAGAGCAAAAGACTTCGATACGGAGCAGAAGTGGCAGGCGAAGATGTTCGAGCAGACACAGGAATACGAGCGTAAGAAGCTCGCAATGCAATTGCGGTTCGGGCAGATAACACGAGCAGAATACGATAACCAAAACAAACTACTCGAAGCACAACAAAAGACTTTCGACAATAACAGACTGGCAGACCTACAAGCACATTTCGCCGAACAACGCCGACAGATAGCCTCGCTTGTGGGGCAAAACGTAGAAGAACAGGTACGAACGACGAAAGAGCGATACACGAAGGCACGCAAAGAGTTGCAAGATATGGCGGAGCCGGTAAAACTCATCGGCGAGACGGACGAAGATTTCGCCAAACGCCTCAACGAATATAAGACCTTTATGCTCAACAAGGCGATAATAGAAAAAGAGCTCGAAGAGAAAGAGGCAAAAGAGATAACGGAGCTGCGGCGAAATAACATTGAAAAAATGATGTCGGAGCAGTACGCGGCGGACCTACTGCAATATACCGACAACGAACGAGAAAAAACGAGGATAACAATAGAGCAGTTAACTGAGCAGATACGATTGAAAAAGGCAGCAAATCTGTCAGTAGCCGAAGATGAGGCAAAGCTAAGAGCAGAGCAAGCAAAACTGAATAACATCGCCCTGAATGCCGAGCTGATAAAAGCGGCAGGCAACGAGGAGGCTAAATTTAACCTAAAAAAGGCAGCGATAGAAAAAGAGATAGAGCTATATAGAGATAATGCAGATAAACAAGCGGAACTGGCAGCGAAGCTTGCCGAACTCGAACGAGAATACCACCTACAACGCATATCACAAGCGGAAGAGTATGCAAGTAAGGTGATGGAGGGACTGAATGCTATCAGTGAACTAAACCGAGCACTCGGAGCAGCAGAGGTACAGCAAGCGGAGGAAGATAACGACGCTAAAAAGGCAGCCCTCGAAGATAGATTGAATAGCGGTCTTATATCACAGGAGGAGTACGACCGCCAGATTACTACGATGGACAAAGACCTCGACGACAAGAAAAAACAGATAGCACGACAGCAAGCGGCAAGGGAAAAGGCAATGGCAATATTCCAAATCACTTTGAATACGGCAATGGCAATAATGAAACTATGGGCAAGTCCCGGTTTCCCTGCAGCTATACCACTCTCTATTGCAACGGCAGCACTCGGAGCGGTACAGTTGGCAACAGCTATCGCTCAACCACTGCCAAAGGCACGGCGGGGTATGCTCATCAAGGGCAAGTCTCATGCTATGGGAGGTGTACCTATCGAGGCAGAAGGAGGCGAAGCTATCATCAACAAACGAAGTGCGGCAATGTTTGCACCACTGCTTAGTGCTGTCAACGAAGCGGGTGGCGGTGTGCCATTCGTGTCGGGGCGTTACTCGGACGGAGGTTTTGCCATACGTGCAGCAAGGCAAACAGCACAGCCTATTACGGCAAAAGAGATGGCTGCCGTATTGCAGGACTTGAAGGTGTACACGTCGATACAAGATTACAAGAAGTCGGAAAAGAGTTACGAACAATATAAAGGTATTGCTTATTGATATGACACAATTACAGATAATAGAACAGATAATCGGAAGCCTCAACACCGGTTATAAATTCGAATACGAAGAGAGTTCGATGATGAACGTAAAAGCAGATGACTACAAGCGAGGCGATAGCTTCGTATATGTCGAAGAGTTCAGGCAGGGACGAATAACGGAAGGACGTTATGGAGGCAAGAGCAAAGAGATGAAGTTGCAGATTTATTTTTGCAAGTTTTGCGAATTTCACAATGATGCAAGGCAACGTGAAGAACTGCGAGAAAAGATACTGGCGGATATAGTTTATCCGTTCATCAATGGATACAAAGAAGCAGGCTACGGAGATGTATCGGAATGGGGCATATATTATCCACTGCCTCGCTTCGATAGTAACGAAGTATCGGTAATGTTGGAGTTTATGGCAGCGATGCCCGTATGTTGATTTTAATCGGGGAGTCAATATTGTGGTAGATATAAAAGGAGGAAAATTGACGTTCGCTCAGCGTATAGAGCTGGGTGAGATATTCGGCAACGGCGATATGTCGGAAGTAGAGAAATTCGAGCGGTCAATCGAATGTGTATGCGGGAGAAAGCCCACACCGAAGCAATACAGTCAATATGTGAACAAGTTCAAAACAATAGTCGAGGGCTTGCAGTATTGGTGTGAGGCAGAGGCTAAAATGCTACATAGCGAACCGACGGCAGACGAGAGAGCAGCAGGGATAGAGGAATACAGTAAGAACATCGGTGTATTCGGTACGGTGAAAGCGATAGCGAAGACATTCGGGCAAGACCCCGACGACGTATTACAGTGGGAGTACGGCAAGGTGTTTTCGATACTATATACCGACTTGGAGGACTACAAGTATCAGCGTAGACTGAATAAAGTAATAGAACGCAAATACAAATTCAAGTGATATGGTGCAGCAGATAAGTGATATTCTGAGCAAGGAACTGGAACAGCTGAAATCCGATATAATAAGGCGACACGAAGAGGCGGGGCAAGTGGCGAGCGGTCGCACACGTGCAGCATTCGAGGTAAGAGTAAGCGACTACAATGGGCAGTTGCTCGGAAACTCATACGTAGGAGTATTGGAGCGAGGTCGGCGAGGTGGTAAAGTGCCGTACGACTTCAAGGACATACTGCTACGATGGGCAGAGGCAAAAGGGATATATTTTGCTAACAATACGGACGCACGGCGGTGGGCTTGGTTTGTAACCCAGAAGATACGACGAGAGGGAACGGCACTATACCGAAGTGGGCAGACGGTAGACGTATTTACAACGCCGATAGCCGATTTCACCGAAAGACTATCAAGGCAGTTAACAGCAGAATATAGAAGTGAAATTATTAATTCAATTTAAAAAAATAAAAGTCAATGGTAGAAAAATTTTTTTGGACAGCATTTAATCCTTGCTACATTGAGATTGAGCCTAATAATATAATGGGACAAAGGCAAGTGTATTTCTCAGGCGAAGATGGCACGAAGTTCACAATCAATATGGCAGACATATCAGGTAAAGGAGTGGTGTATTTCGACGTATCTCAATACGTCCGCCGCCTATTCGGGCATTGGACGACTGAGGTAGAGGGTATCCCTCTGTATTCAGATAGACTATTCCGCTACAAATGGACTATATCTGTAATGAATGAAGTGCAAGAATTACATACTTACGCACAGGGCACTGCTATTAATGCGGTGGTGCAGGTAGGTGAAGACCCCGACCTAACAAAGCAACGAGGTACATTTAGAACGGAATTTTCCGACCTGCGAAAATATAAGGGCTACGAACTGACTGTCGGTATAATACCTCCTCTTGCCACCGACGGTAGACCGAAGATAAACAGCACATATATCGAACACAAGGAGTTTGTAGACCATTGTATATTTGAGATAAACAATCAAAGCAAATTGACACTATCTATTGAAAAACAAACAGGTTGGATACCGTTCGACGATGTACAGCAAGAGCTTGCGGTGGAGCAGGTATTCTGCACTCCCAACAACCCATTTTACGTCCGTTGGATAAACCAAATGGGAGGCTATGATTATTGGATGTTCGGCAAGCGGCAGGTGTACACCAATAAAACAGAAAACAAGAAGACATTCAGACCTTACATATATGATATAAAGAAGGCTCAAACTACAACAGAACTATATAAATTCGACGTAACGGAGCAGGTCGTTGTCGGAGTGGAGCAGCTGAAAAATGAACACTTCAAGCCATTGAGCAAGATAATACTATCGCCGCAAATCGAATGGTACAATGAGAACACAAGTAAGTGGATACGTATATATGTTGCTGATTATGACTTCGATTATAATACAGCCAAGAGTAGCCAAGATATAGAGATAACATTTAATCTTCCAGACAAACAACTTCAATTTTAAAACACTATGGATTACAGACTTTTGGTAAAAATAAACAACAAATGGGAGCAGTTGGATTTGGGCGATGAAAAACCATCGATGAATTACGTGCAGAACGACATAGGCGACCTCAAAGACCGCAGAAGCAATTATAGCCACAAATTACAACTGCCTCTATCGAATAACAATCTGAAAGTTTTCGGTATGTTGGACAGAATAGAAGTGATGTCCGATATGCCTAACAGCCTACTCCCCTGCTTGTTGTATTGCAATGAATATGAGATAGTAGGCTCTGATGGGCTTATGCAGATAATATCTGTCAGCAACGATAACATAACGGTGCAATTGATGAGTGGCATAGTCGATTTGTTTGAAAAACTGAAAAACTCGAAGATGAGCGACCTCGACCTTGGAACGTTCAAATCTGAATATTTTTCTTTTTTGCCTAAAAATTCTACCGACTTCTGTCAGATATGTCTTGCCGCTTTTCAGAAGAGATTGCCCATTCCCGATAATAGTCCGATGTTAGGTAACACTCTACCCTTTGCATGCTTTATAAAAGTCGTCGATAAAATACTCAACACACACGGTTATACATTGGATACTAATATTCGTACCGACGTGCAAGATGTTATGTTACCTGTCGTTGTTCCACCTGAGCGACCTGAAAACTATGGGCAATATTTTACACTGAAAGCGAGGAACGCTGTAAAACAGTGGAACACAAACGATAATGTAGACAACTTGTATCTGTGGGAGTTGACACAAAACCTATCAGAAGAGATGCACCTTGCGTCGGATAAAAAAGCGGCATATTGGCAGCTAAAAGCAAATCACACAGCTAATATTATAGTGGACGCCGAGATGTTGGTTGTGCCTACCGACAGCCCCGCAGAAGCAACAAACATTCCTATTTCGATTAGGATATTTAAAGATGGGGCAGAATTCTACGAAGAAGCTCAAAATAAAAAGATATATGTCAATTTAAATTCGTCCTCTTCTGCTAATACATTATTTAAATTTACTTATGATTTCGATAGAAAAGAATTATTAAAGCCCCGACTTTATTCGTTTACCGTTTTGGTGAAATTTCAAATAGAAATTCGGGAGGAATATGACATAACGAAGCGACCGTTTTTATTCTTGCCCGTTCCGATAGCCTCATCACTCGGATTTGACACTCAATTAAGTGTATTCAAAGCATTCATAAATACTTTTGGTCTTTTCGTAGATGTAGATAATGAGAAGAAAGTAGTAACAGCAAATACTTTTCAAAAAGTGGTAGACAATAAGGCTCAATATATTAATTGGACAAAGAAGGTAGATATGAGCGAGTTTGATTGTGAGTTCCATAATCATAATTTCGCCGAGCACAATCATATTCGTTTCGAGGACAATACGAAAGACGAATTAACAGATATAAGTACGATAGATACGAACGATAAAACTCTGCAATATGAAAAAGATTTGGCAAAATTGCCCTTCGAGGCGGGAGCAGATGATATACCTATCGAAGATAGTATTCTTACAGTAGCTTTTATTCCTCTTATTACCAATTCGAAAGACAACAAAGGGAAGCCACAAATATCAATATCGGCAACAAAGCCTCATTTATGTATGTTAAGAGAACGTGTCCGATATGATTTTGGCATAGGAAGACTGACATATTCTATCGCAAGACATTATAAATCGTCGGATATAAAGAAGTATTATACTCCACTATTCGAAACATTGAAGCAATATCGCAAGATTACGTTAAAGATGTTATTACTGCCGCAGGATTTAGATGTTATACAACAACAAATACCTGTGTACCTACAACAATTCGGCAACTACTTCTATATAAACAGCGTAAAAAACTACGTGTGCGGGCAGCTTGCTGAGGTGGAGCTGATGAGGGTCTAATGAAAAAGGTAGCTCAAAAAGCTACCTTTTGTTTTTCTTTTTATAAAAAATCACAGTCATATAAAAATATCATCATTTATATCATCTTCCCACACATCTCCCTCGTTGATACGTTCGCAGATGCCCAAGAAGTTCCAAGCGTCGATGGTGAGTTTTTCTATTGTATCAGCATCTGGTCTATGTCCGCTCAGGAATTGCACGTCAGCAATATCCTGTTCAAACTCTTCAAAGGTAGCCCACATTGTATCAAAGTGATTAAACTTAACCATTACGCCATATTCAAGGTTGATAAGATAAAGTAAATCAGGATTAGAAAGTACATTATCACCCCAAACCCAGTGTTTAAAATACTCTTTTGCTTTTTGGCTTTGCTCCTCGTATTTTTTAAATTGCGGTTTTGCAAGCTGTTTGCTCCGCAGGTAAAACTGAACATACCAATCGCAGGCTCTATTACCTATCTTAACAAGCTGTTCCGCTTTCAGTTCTGCGTCGCAACGAAAGCACATCAGTAATATCGGATACTTTGTGTGTATATTGGCAGACAACATTCCCCAATCAGACATTAAGTCTTGATTGTCATCTATATATTGGCTTCTCTCTGTGATACTACCGAAATCGAGAACCTGCCAATATATGTTATGGCGGGTCTCGATTATTATTTTGTCGTGTCCGAGTGTGTTTATTCTCGGAACATATAAAAATTGTGGTATCTTCATTTTTTATACTCTTGTAGCCCCTGTTGGTCTGTAAGATGTTTTATATTTTTCGTCTATCTCACCTAAATAATTTTCGATTTTATCGTTTAGAGCTTCCCATTCGTCATATAACTTACCGTATATTTCATCGTACCATTCCTGCCACTTTTCCTCCTCTTCGTCTCTATCGGGCATATTATATTCTTCGGCAAGCTCATATATTATAAAATCTAAATCATCTATATCAATATAATCACCTTCATATGAAGGTATAGATGGTACTGTTGGTAATCCTGCCTCTCTAAGTTTAGCATTTGCTCTTATAAGGTCTCGTTCACAATTTCTACTCTCAGAACTGCGTACCAGACTATCTATATTAGTGTGCATATTATGCCTGGCTCTTGCTATACTTTCCAATGCATCCGCCTGTTCGTCGGTTAAACCGTTTTCAGCTCCTTTTTCACGACTCTTAGCGTTTCTTTCTTCCGCATACATCATTTTTCCCCAGTATGCCTCTTTGTCTAATATTCCCATTATTTCCTATTTTTTTAAAATTAGTAGCCCGCCCTTCGACAGGCTACTAATATTGTTATTTATTCGTTATCATCTTCTTCTTTTCCATTGCGGAAAAAGTCTTCGTTAAAAAAGTTAATACCAAATTTATAAGAATAAACATCTTCATTGAAATAATATATACCATTTGATATATCTTCGGGTGAAAAAACAATATCGCCGTACCTATCTATAATTGCGAAATCATCTCCAAAATTTTCAAAATCATATTCATAATGGTCATCTCTATCGCACCAAGATAATATATTATCTTGAAATTCCTTTTGGTCATAGCAATATGATGCTTCCCAAGTCAAATGTCCATCTCGACGCTTGAGGCAACTCCATTGTACGTCGGAACAATCAAAATTTTGTTCATTCAGATACTTCTTAATTAAGTCGTATTCCTTACTATCACGTGCCACAATAGCATATCCATCAGTAGTAGATACTACTTCGAGTTCGGCAAACATTGCAAATGTTTCTGGGGAGAACTCTTTTAATTCGAAACCTTTAATTTTTTGTGTATTCATTTTTTTATTGCTTGTTTTTTACCGAGCTTCGCTCCTGCTCTTTTAGATTATTATTTACAGTGCAAAGGTAATACCTTTTTTTGAATTGTGCAAGATATTGGATAAAGTTTAACAAAGTTTAACTATTGGGAGGGGGAAGAAATATTTACTCTTTATGTAAATGGCAGTAAAACAGCTTGTAATCAAAATATGAAAGGTAACACGTCCATTTGAATTTTCGGGTTGGCTTTCCGAAATATTGCACGGTGAAAGACACATCAACACTTGCATTGGTGTAATAGTATTTTTCGTGAATAGCCGTTAATACTTTTTCTTTTTTTTTCTGCATTCCGAAAGAACCTTTTTTCCAATTACGTTTGAATAGGGTATCTACCTCTTCGAGCGTTATGTCCCTTTTCTGGTAATTAGTAACTTTTATGTCGGAGGCTATTCCTCCCTCCAAAGCACCATCTTCACCGTCGAACCACAAAATATCTTTTTCGTCGATACTTTTCCTTATGCTTTGTTCGCTACGTTTTAGGCTTTTCTCCATATAATCACTTTTTGTACAGCTTGTAATTGTCCATATAATAGCTCCAATCAATAAAAGCCCCATAATTGTAAAAATTTCTTTTTTCATAATACTATCAAGATTAATCATTTATAATACATTGCAAAGGTACTAAAATATTCCCAATAAAAAATAGAAACTTAGAAAAAAATATGCAACTACCTTTGCAATAGCATATTAAATAGTTATGGTAGAGATAGATATTTACAAGCCGATAGACAGGGAAGACCCTTTTATGTCGTTCTTTGGGTGGGACGATTTGGTGTTTTCGGCGGATAACATACACAGGGCGTTCGACGAGAACCCGACAGAGACGGATTTCCGATTCAATATCAACTGCGACGGCGGGTCTGTGGCTGAGGGCTTGCGGATATACGACGTACTGCGGACATCGGGCAAAAATATATATATGAACATAGAGGGAGGCTGCCACTCGATGGCGGTGTGTCTGCTGCTTGCTGCGGCGAAAGAGAACCGCACGGCAAACCCAAACTGCCGAGCTCTGATACACGAGGTGCGGGCTTGCACGTACGACAACCTGACGGCAGACGACGCACAAGCACTCGCAGACGAGATACGAACAGAGCAGGAGGCAATACTCGACATATATGTCGACCGCACTGGCACGGACAGGCAGACACTCGAAGAACTGATGAAAGCCGAGCGACAGCTGACGGCGGAGCAACTAAAAGAGTATGGATTTATATCGAAGATAAACGTTTATACGACGAATAGAAAAAAACATTTTAAAACAAAAAATTTCAAAGAAATGGCAAAGACAAAGAAAGAAGTGATTTCGGCTGCTGACAATTTTATGAAGAAGCTGAAAAACTTGCTGTCGGCTACTGTGGTCAACTACGACCACAAGGACGCAGACGGTAATGTGCTGTTCACTACCGAAGCCGAAGATGATACTTTGGAGGTAGGTATGGCAGCAAGCCCCGACGGTGAGTTTGAGCTGGCGGACGGGCGAGTGGTAGTAATCACCGACGGAGTGATTGCGGAGATAAGGGAAGCCGACGGGGGCGAAGGCGGAGAGTTGGAGAACCTGCGGGCAAGAGTGGCAGCGTTGGAGGGAGCTCTGACGGAAGCGAACAATGTGATAACCGACCTTCGTAACGAGGTGGGCAGCACGTACACGGTAAGAAACAGGCAGACACAGCCTCAGGGCAAGGCAGCACCGAAGACAAGTGCGGAGCTGAAGAACGAGGCAAAAGAGAAACTTGAAAAAATGAAAGGAGGCAAGTAACAATGGCAACGATATTGGATTTTTCGAAGTTTAACTTCACGGCGGAGCAAATCCGCGACATCAACGAGCTGCTGTACGACGAGGTAATGCAGGCTCCCGAGATAAGCCTGATACACACGATACACCCGAATATCGTATTCGATAAGGAAATCGGATTTATCGGCGAGGGCGGTCTTGTGGGAGTAGCAGGTCAGGGCTGCAACCCGAAGGCACAGAGCTGGAAGATAGGCACGAGGTCGGTAAAGTGGACACCGAAATCGTGGGAGATACTGATAGAGGACTGTTGGAAAGACCTCGAAAGCACGTGTGCGGTATATGCACTGAAAACAGGAGTAAATATATCGGACTTCAGCACGACGGACTACTACGCAGTAGTGGTGCAGGTGTTGTCGGTGGCGGTAAAGAAATTCATCGTACGTCTGGCGTGGTTCAACGACACGGACGCGAAGAACGTAAACGCAGGCGGTATCATCACCGACGGCATAGATACGAGTTATTTCTCTATCATCGACGGCTTCTGGAAGCAGATTATCGCACAGACGACAGTGAAACCTACTCAGAGAGTGGCTATTGCTGAAAACACAGGAGCGACCTACGCACAGCAGGAGCTCACACCTACGAGTGCGGCAAACTACCTAAGGTCGTTGAAATATAAGGCATCGATGGAACTCCGCAGCGAGACAGATGCAATAGTGCCCTGCACGCAGTCGATATACGACGCTTGGGAACAGTACAATCAGGGTAAAGAGCTCGAAAGCCTCTACACGAACCTGATAAACGGCACGAAGACATTGAAGGCTTACGATATGACACTTGTACCGCTGCCGATATGGGATGAGATGATAAAGAGGTATGAAAATACGGGCACGAAATTGAACAACCCGCACCGTGCGGTACTGACGACAAAGAGCAATCTGAACTTCGGTGTGGACAGCGAAAACTCGTTCGAGGATATGCGTATGTGGTACAACCTCGACAGCCGCAAGGTGAAAACCGAACTGATGGGCAAGGCGGATGCCAAGCTGTACAACCCCGAACTGTTGCAGGTGGCAATATAATCAATTACGAATTACGAATTACGAATTACGAATTAAAAAAAAGGAATAAAAGATATGAATTGTTCGGAATTGACACAGGGACTTGTAGCGGCAAAATGTAATTCGACAGAAACGGCGGGTGCAGAAGATAAGGTATATCTTCTGAACTTTTCGGATATCGACCGACAGGGCAGCACGGTAGCGAACAACGTGATTACGGGCATTAAGCTCGTGAAGAGAAACAACGTGCAGATGCTTGGCTTTGCATTCGAGACATTCGGAAAGTCGCTGAAAGACGCAGGTGCAACATTCGCCAAAGGTACGTACAGCAATATGTGGCAACACAATGTAACGCTGAGGGTATTTGTGAAAAAAGAGGAGTCGAAGACGTTCGCCAATCAGCTCGCTGCGGGGGCAAAGATAGTAGCGGTGATAAAGAACCGTGCTACCGGTGCCAATGGCGAGGTAACGTTCGAGGCGTACGGTTGGGACAACGGACTTGAATTGTCGGAGAGTGCCAATACGTTGGAATTTGCCGACAGCGTAGTGTATACGCTTACGTTGAGTTCGCCCGAAGGCACGCAGGAGGGCTCACTGCCTAAATCGGTATTCAAGACTTCGGTAGTAGATACCGAAACTATGTTGGAAGGACTTTTGACTGCATAGTATTTTATTATAATGATAGAGCGTTTGATGGCAATACAGGCACTACGTCCGCTATTCAACGACGGGCGAAGCCTCCACGAAAGAGTGCAACAAGACGGCGAGCTGCAACGAGAAATATCGGAGCTGGCACGGCACTACTTGGGGCGAGAGGTGAGGGGGTGCTCAAACTGCTACTCGGACGCTCTATTTGAATTATTGACACTAAACATAGAAAGAGCAATGCAAAAAGAAGAATGTAAATTTAAATTGCGTGGTGGCAAGTTGCTACTCGACGCTGTAAACGGTGATGTATCGAAGGCGATGACACAGGCTAATATCAGCGATGAGCTGGCACTGTATCACTTGAAGACGAATCCGTATTGCGAAGAATACTTCGAAGAACTACCTGCCAACTGGAAGGAACAGGTAGAGGCTTTCGACCCCGAAACAATGAGCGGAGGCAAGGGTAAATCGAATTCAGAGGAGTTTGACCCCGAACGGTATCGGGCAATCATCGATGAGATGAAAGAAGACCTGAAAGGCGGAATGTCGAAGAACAAACTCATTGAAAAGTTCAAAGGAGTGGATTTCGAAGGCAAGACCCTCACAAACAAAGAGGTGAAAGATTGCCTGAAAGAGGCGAGCAAGTCTCTTTGATGTAAAGATGTAGTAATATGAAGATAAAAACCTTAAAGACCGAAAAGCCGTACGAAAGCCGCAACGACAAGTCGCTCGGCATACAGACATTTGGGGATAACAATGACTATCCGCAGAAGGTAGACCATATAGTTCGTAAATCGTCGACTGGTATGTCGTGTCTAAACAACTATCAGAAGTTTATACAAGGTAGGGGGTTCGTCGATACGGCATTTTTCGAAGAGATAATGAACCATAAAGGGCAGACGGCAGACTATATACTGTCGCAGATTAGCTCGGACTTAGCTAAATTCGGCGGTTTTTGTCTTCATACGAACTACAATGCGAACTATCGTATTACGGAGGTACAGCACGTGCCATTCGAACACGTGAGGTTCGAGGCAATGGACGACGAGGGGGAATTTGATAAAGTTGCTATACATTGGGACTGGAGCCGAGAATTCACTCAACTCCGTAGGTGGCGTAAGGCGGATATAGACTTCATACACCTTTATAATCCGAACCCCGCAGTAATACAGCAGCAGGTGGATAGTGTGGGAGGTTGGGCACATTACAAGGGGCAGGTGTATTACTTTTCGAATGAAGGGGATATGACGTATCCGCTGCCGATATTTGAAAGCACATTGACGGATATGAGTACCGAAGAGGGTATATCGAATATCAGTTATAGGAATGCTCGCAAATCTTTCTTGTCGGCAGGTATGCTGATAGACCGAAGGAACGCCGACCAAACGGCGGAACAGGAGAATGCGACAGAAAAGTCGCTATTGGAGTTTCAGGGTGATGCCGAAGCAGGCAAGATAATGTATGTAGAGGTAAACAGTGATGACGAAGTGCCGCAGTTTGTACCGTTTGCGGTGAATAACTTTGATAAAGATTTCGAGGCTACACGTAAAGCGGTACGGGAAAGCATAGGTATATCGTTCAATCAGCCGCCAATATTGAGGTCGGAAGACGTGGGGGGTAACTTCGGGGCAGACCTTATGAATAACGCCTACAACTATTACAACTCGGTAACCGAAGTAGAGCGTATATCGATAGAGAGAGTATTTGCGGACATATTTGGGCATTGGCATAAAACTACGGCGGGCAATTATAGCATTGCTCCTTTACAATACCAACAAACACAACGGCTATGATAATAAATTTCGACGACATACGTGCTATACGACCGATAGCGGACAACATAAACGACACGAAGAGGCTGAAAACATACATCGACGAGGTGGAGGAACTGGATATATTGCCAGTATTTGGGGCTCGGTTGGTGAAAATAATACGGGAATACAATGAAAACGGCACGGTGCCACCGGATACGATAACGGAGGAGCAGATAAAGAGCCTAATGGACGGCTGCTATTTCACATCGAAGGAGTGCGGAGGTGGTGATGTTCACTGTAACGGACTTAGAAAAGCGGCGGCATATCTCGTTTACAGTCGCTTCATAAAAAATAACCCCACAAATGTAACAGCTTTCGGGGTAAAATTCAAAGACACGCAGTACAGCGACGATGTGGACGAGGGCAATATCATACGCCAATCGAACGAGGCGTATAAAATAGGCACAGCATATATAAATCAGTGTGTAGAATACCTGAAATCGATAGGATATATAGAAACAAAAAAGAATAAACGTAAGAAAATAAAAGCAATAGGATAAACAACTATGTTAGAAATCAAGAAACTTGGCGAAAAGACGATACGTATAGCGGACACGTCGACAGGCAAGAGCTATACGGGGAGTGCGACGTATAAGGTGAGCAGTGTAGGCGGTGATACCGTCTGCTTGCAGTCAATATACGATGACAATGAACCGGTATTTGTGGCAAAGGTGGTAGATATTACCATCAACGGAGCGGCACAGACGGATGTAAATGCGTGTATGGTGGCTCTTAATGCTTTCATTGGGTCTTTTAAGGGGGCAGCCGCAGGCGGAGGTGGCGGCGGTGTAAGTCCCGACGACGACGGTTTGAAATGGTCGAAACTGACAAAATCGAACACCTTAATAATGGACGACAAGTCGTTTAGTTCTTCTTTGTATATAGATAGTTTCTTTGCTACTATTGTAGAGAGAACGAAAGTGAGAAAAGTAATAGATGATGTTTTGACTGAAATCGGCAATGGAGATTTCTATACTCCTACACCAACGGGAGAAAAACTCGGCATAACAATATCTATGCAATTCAATAAGTTAAAAAAAATAAGATATGACGTTACAAACAAATCAAAGGGGCTACGGAAGCTATCTGTCCCCGAATGTGTAGACTATGGAGATAGGGCTGTCGCCGACCACCCTAACCTCGAGGAAGTAACTATCGGCAATGTGATGAGTGCTTCTAACTATCTTGTTGCATACTGCCCCAAACTAAAAAAAATAAATGTACCTGAGCAATGGCACATAAATACCACAAAAGATATATATGTGTCTTTTAGGAAGTTGCCTATGCTCGAAAAAGACAGCATAATCAAGATGTTCAATAGGTTACAACCTATTACCCCATCGGGGCATATAGCAGCTATTATCTTGGATGAAGACAAGGAGGCTCTATTATCGGAAGAAGAAAAAAATATCGTTACCAATAAAGGATTTGAGTTGTATTTTTATGAATAACAAATTACATATAAATGATTTACATTACAAATTTCAACGAATTGATTTATAGGTTCGTGCCGCAGATGTTAATGTTTGTCGGCTGCTTTTTGGCGATTACGGTCTTCATCATCGGCGACTATTATAGCGGCACAACTAAGGCACGTATGGCGGGTGAGAAGATATTGAGTGAGGGAATGCGACGCACTATCACGAAAGCAGTGAGGTACATCACTGTACTGTTCGGGTGCAATCTTATAGACCTTGTACAAATGCTTGCTATACACGTCATTAATACAGAAAACGACAAACACTTCTTTGTAGTGCCTATCTTCTCGATAGTGGCAACGATGTTCAACTGTTACGTCGAATATAAGTCTATTCGGGAAAGTTACGAAGACAAGCGTAAGCGATTTGAAAAAGAGGCTCTTACCGATATAGGTAAGGCTGTCGATTACATCATACAGAAGAAGCACGAATTAGAGAGTATAAACGATTAGTATTCTGTTCATAATAACTATATTATTTATTTTATTCTTGCATAATTGTTTTGGCGAGTAATGCCGTGAGGTTCGAAAGCCCTTTTTGAAAAACTAAAAAAAGAAAAAAATGGACAAAAAAGACTTGATACCTAATATCAGTGAGCATATCACATATAAGGAGGCGACGGCGAGCAACAAGGCAAAGCAGCTCGGTATATCGAACGCACCGAACGAAAAGGAGCTACGGGCAATGAAGCTACTTGCGGAGAAGGTATTTGAGCCATTGCGGAAGTGGTACGGGAAGCCGATACAAGTAACATCGTTCTTTCGCTCGGCAAAAATAAATAAGGCTATCGGGGGAAGTACTACGAGCCAACATTCACTCGGGCAAGCTGTTGACATAGACACAGTTAGCGACAACAAGAAGTTATTTGATTATATCAAGGACAACCTAACATTTGACCAACTGATATGGGAGTATGGCAACGATAATGCTCCTGATTGGGTGCACGTAAGCTACTCGGAGACATGCAACAGAAAGCAGGTGCTAAGAGCAGTAAGGAACGGCGGTAAAACTGTTTACTTGCCGTATAAATGAGAGAGTAAACTATATGCAAGAAGACAAAGTAAACCATCCGAAGCACTACACTAACCACCCGAGCGGTATAGAGTGTATCGAGATAACGCAGCACCACGATTTCTGTATTGGCAACGCAATAAAATACTTGTGGAGGGCAGGAATTAAGGGTGCGGACACAGAAGTGGAAGACTTGGAAAAAGCAATTTGGTATATAAACAAGAAAATAGAACTAATCAAAAAAGGAGATACAAAGCAATGAAACATAATCTTTTAGTATTCCATAATTTACTGATTTTTATTTTAGTTTCGGTTGTAGTAGGTTGTACGCCAACAAAGCGTACAGCCTCGACCGAGATTAAAGAGAAAACGGACTACTCGGAGATAACTAATGAGTTGAAGACACAGAGGACACAACTCGACAAGGTTACTGAAACGATGAGCAAGACGAAAGAGCAGATAGCCGAGTGGTTGAATGAAAACGTAAACTACGAGGAGCAGAAGTATGATAGTCTGGGGCGGCTGATAAGCACGATAAAGCAGACCACCTCCCGCAACGGCGGTACTACTACGGTAAAGCAAGGCGATACATACGTGTATGAAGGTGTAACGGTGCAGCAGGTAGATAGTATCGTATCGGAGCAAATGAAGCGGCTGCGGTCTGAATTGGAGGCTAAGAGCACCGAGAAGAAAGAACCACGGCGTATAGGCGTATTTGGGGGGATAATGATATTTCTAATGCTCGCCCTCTTAATGTTTGTGTGTGTCTACGGGTTATATAATATTTGGGATATATGCGACCGCCCGAATCTTTGGCGAAAGTTTGTTGAGTGGGTTAAAGGTCTGTTTAATAGGAGATAATCTCCTCTCTTTTCCTCTCCGTTGGTTAAACTTTGTTAAAGTTTGTCCAATATCTTGCACAATTCAAAAAAAGGTATTACCTTTGCACTGTAAATATAAATACTTAAAAACTGGCGGCAACAGGATAAATTCGGCAGAGAAAAATGACAATAGAACAATTAGCCGAAAAAATCGGCGGAAACCTTTGGACAAAAGGAAGTCTGAAACGTATTTACCTCGATAGAGGCTATAATACTAAAAAAATGCAAACCAAGACATTCATTTGGCAAAATGAAGACGGCGAATTCTTGGTCTCTTGCAGAATAGAATGCCCCTCGCAGCCATATGAGTGGATTAATTCACAACAAGAAAAAGTAAAGGAAAGTGTCTACGAAGATTTAGAAAAAATCTTATCCGAGAAAGCTTTTGTAATCACAAACGAAAAAGGTGAGGTCTGTGATGAAAGTGGCAACTCCGTTGAACTCAATCACTATTCGGTGAAAGTCTTTTATTCAAAAGAAAAGGCAGAAGAATATATTGATGAAGAGAAATATGTAAATTTATCATACAAAGAATTTGATAAAGAATGGCTCGAGCAAGAAGTCGATAGATTAGACGAAATAGAAAGGGCAAATAAAAACACACAAAGATATCTATAATCGAGAAAACGGATTATTACCGGTTGTAGTAATAGATAAAGACATCAGCAATCGTATGGCTTCGACTATTAGGCATAATAGAGCAGGGGGGGCTCATTCTATCGAGTTGATGACTAATATTGTTGCTGAGCTGACTCAGTCGGGAATGAGTGACGCTTGGATATTGAAAAATATAGGTATGGATGCAGATGAACTGCTTAGGCTTAAACAACTATCTGGGCTTGCTGAGCTATTTAAGAATAAAGAATTTTCAAATGCAAAAGAGACAACCGAGGAATAGATATGGAAATAAGAAAAGAAATCGGCGATACTATTACAAGAATCCGAAAGAAAAAAAGGCTCACGCAAGCGGAACTTGCAGAGAAATCAGGTGTTTCTTTGCGGGCTATAGTCGCTATTGAAAACGGGAAATTTTCGGCAGGCATAGACCTATTATATAAGATAGCTACTGCTCTCGACAGTAAAGTATGTATCATCGAGAACTCTCCAATGATCTTAGAATGAGACCTGCTATTTTCCTGTAAAATAACTATGCGATTGTAGCCGTCGGGCGTTGTCTTCGGCGGCTACTTTTATGTATTTGAGTGTCTGCTCCACTTTGGAGTGTCCGAGTAGGTCCTGAATAAACTTTATATCAATACCGGCAAGATACATATTGCTCGCCCCCGAGCGTCGTGCTGTGTGTGTGGTGATAAATTCGTACTTCTTGCGTACCTCTGCTTGTCTGTTTTCGCCACGTGTCTTTGATAAAACAACTTCTTCGTCGATATCTGCAAGTCTGCCAAGTTCTTTGATGTGTTTATTGTGTTTTTGGTCGGAGATTGGCTTGGGTAATTCGTTGTTGCGGCGTTGCAAAATCTCACGTAATAGATAGTGTACTGGGATATATACCTTTTTATCTTTCTTCTGTGTCCAGATAGAAATAATGTCGTCCTTGAAGTTGAGGCTCTCGATACGAGAATAGTCGGAGTGTCGCAAGGCGGTAAAGCATCCGATTAAAAAACGGTCCCGCTCCTCACGGAGTGATTGTATAGCCCTACTCAGATTATAATGACGATTGTCGTATCCATTTGACAAAAGCAACTCTTCGGTAATATTAAGATTATAAATCTTCAATATCTCCTCCATAGTAAGATATATAGCATCGGTTTCTTCTTTATCGACGAAAAAAGCCTCATCTTCGAACCCTTTAAAATCGTGTAATCCCATACTCCGAGCCCGTCGCATAAAAGCTTTAATGTCCTTAAATAAAGAGCCTACATAATTTTTGGTGTAATGTTTATCGCTATTGCCGATAGTTTGGGATAATATCCACTTTTTGAAAGAGTTATAAAATACAATATCAATATCGAAGAAACGGAGCCGCATCCGATATTGCTGTTCGTACTCTAATAGTTTATTGATGGTAGTATGGTAATGCTTTATTGTGTTTCTTTTGCGGTCGCAGTCCTTAATATATTCGAGGATAAAAGGGACAAAATATTGTTGTTGTTCTACTTGTGAAATACCACCTGCATTTATATTTGTTTGGTCCTTGTAGTTGGTAAAATCTGCCTTTATTTTAGCCTGAGTAGGTGTAATAATACCATATCCGTTGATGATGTCTTTTATAATGTTTTCATATTCGTCAAGTCGCTTATTGATGAAGCCAGCCTCAGTGTATTCACGCACCAATTTACAGCGGTTTTTATCAAAGTTCCAATATTTAGTCAAAACAGACTCTCCTACCGACAGCCTATATTCCTGCCCCCTGTGAAAGATGTGCATTCTTATGGATGATTTTGGTTTGTTCCTATTTGTGAGAAGAAAGTGTATTTGCATATTTGGAGCGAATTTTGGAGGGAAAAAATTTGTCAAAAGTAATATTTTTTGTTTATATCAAATATTAAATCCGACGCAATGCCCTGATTACAAACAAAACAAACCAAAGTAAACAAAAATAAGTACCCAGAGCCGGGGTATTTGCTATTTTGCTTACATTTTGATTGTCAAATATATTATCAGAAACAGGTTTATCTTTTGGAGTGTTGTTTGGAGTATTTGCGGGAAATACTCTATCCCAATCGACACCAGACATAAGGTCTTTTAATTCAGTGGCGGGAGGTAACTCCTCGAAATGCGATATACCTATTATCTCCCTTGTACTTATATCTTCCATTAATGTCCAATGAATATTATCTATAACTATCTCGCTCGGCAGCAAATCTAATGTCGCTACCACATCTTTACTGTCGAATTTGGGACACTGCGACAATCCGAGCAACTGCACCTCTTTTTGCAATGCCGTTGATAACTCTTGTTTATCTACTATCCATTTATTGTAGTTGTTATCGGCAAAATGTCCGAATTCATACCAATATTTAAAAGCCGAATAAGTATTGTCGGCGGATATTGACGATATATATTTACACCCCCACCCCTTACAATGTTCGGATATGTGGCAGTATTGCGGGTCCTGCGTTGTGAGATACTGTTTATAGCATTTGGATATACGCACCTATATAGATTGTTTAGTTGTCGTATTCTTCGTATCTGTTCAAAACTTCAAGCAGTTCATTAGAATGTGTAAATAAGTCATCAAGTGATTGAATTTCTTTCTTTACTTCTTTTTTGTTGTCATTGAAATACATCAGATATTTCTTGTTGCCATTAAAATAGAGCCTGCATATTGTTTTTCTATTATTATCATCAAGTAGTATAGCAAAGTATGTTTGAGCATCTCTATATGCAACACGAGATACATCTATTTTCTGCCTCAAAATCGATTTAATTATAAGAAAGCCCTCTAATTCTTCTTCGGTAGTCTCTATTTTGCTGTTTGCTTTTTCAGTCAGGGCGGCGGCTTCCTGTATTTCCTGTTGTTCGTCTTCTTTTTCTTTTTTCAAAGCATTGTTTAATCGCTCTGTAATCAAATCGCTTAGTAACGCTTGTGCCGCTTTTTTAGTTAATTGAGTAAATAAATCCAAAACTTTGGCGGTTATGATACTCGGATATACCTGTTTTGCCAAATGCTTTACGAAGTCGTGTGTCGGACTATTCAATTCTTGGGATATTAATTGTTTCAGTTCGTTAGAATACTTCAATTCGCTTGCCGTATTCGTTATACTTTCGGCGTCAAAGTATGATTTATGGAATTTCTTTAACTCTTCGATTTGAATATCCTTTATTTCGGTTATATTGAACTCCAAAAAGGGTTTTTCGTCCATTTTATTGGCTTCTACGAGGTCAGAATAGAACTTATAAATAATTCCGTTCGTCAATATTCCAAACTTTGCCTTTGAAACGTGGAAATATCGCAATAATTGCCCCTCGTGTAAGTCTAAATTCTGGCTACAATGTTTACATTCGACTAAAATAATCGGGCTACCGTCTTTGAATATAGCGTAATCTATCTTTTCTCCTTTTTTAGTGCCTATATCAGTAACATATTCGGGTATTACCTCAACAGGATTGAATACATCATAACCTAATGACTGCAAAAAGGGCATAATAAAGGCGTTTTTCGTCGCCTCTTCGGTGGCAATCTGGTCTTTTAGCTTTACAACTCTTTCGCCTAAAATTTTAATCTGGTCTTTGAAGTCCATAATACTAAATCTCCTTATATATATGTTATTATTCTAATCTAACTACACCGACGACAATACTAAGGCTGCGAATATCGGACTTGGGTATTGCGAACGGTGGATATACAGCCTTGTTGTCGCTTACGAGCATTACGAAGTCGTCATTTTCGTGCTCGTATACTCGCTTGACGAGTGTGCCTTGTGAGGTGTCAAGGACGTAGATTTTGCCCCATTGGAAAAATAGAATATTCTCTATCTTTTTGCAGCCCAATAGGTCGCCATTGCTATATTTGGGATACATCGAAGATCCCGACACTCGAATGATAAACTCTGCTCCACGTCTGTCAAATTCTGGTATCACATATCGCTCGCAATCTTCGAGCCTTACGCCCTCGTTGTCGGTAGAGAGGTAGCCCGCGATAGCCTCGAATGGTATGAGGGGCAATGCTTTCTGAGGCGTGTTTGCTGCGGTATCTGCGGTAGGAGTGCGGAGCATTTCGCCCTGTCCTTTCGTTAGCCAATCAATATTTAAATCAGGATAAGCCGCTTGTATTTTTTCAACAGTATTTTGAGTTATATTATCTACCATACTATTGACATAATTACGACTAACCCCAACTCTTTCAGCGAACTTCGCCTGCGAAATTTCTATTTGCTTTAAAAATTCCAGTAACCTATCTTTTGTAGTTTGCATAATATATTTTAGTTTTTACAAGCTAATAATCAATCAAATATAATTATTTAAGATTATTTAACCATAATATATTTGGCTATATGAACAATATATTGTATTTTTGCATTGTGATTTAAACATAAAAATATCTACCTCTGACGAGGTGAAAATTTGGCGATTAAACTTCTGCAAAGGTAGGTATTTTTCTGAAAATCACAAGCGGGAATAAACATATTATTGATAAGAGACTAAAACAGAGCTTTTTATTCAACCGTAATCCCGCACGGAAGGTAAAGAGTTCTGTTTTTTTATTTGAAACGAAAGATGACGGGCACAACAGTATACCAAATCGACGAAAGAGACCTAAACGCCTTTGTTGCGGAGGCTGCCAGACGTGCAGGTGTGAATACTCTGGAAAAGTACAGGCAAACGATGGTGAGCGTGTCGTGGGTAGCAGAACTACACAGCGTATCAAGAGCTACTGTGATAAACTATATCAACGACGGACTGATAGAGCCCGAAGTAAGAGAAGTAGAGGGCGGCAAGTACAGATTTAGAGCCGACTATGCCATATCGCTCGACTTCAAGGAATTGAAAGAGCAACTAAAATCGAGGAAAAACGCAAGCAGATAAAACCTACCACTATGCAAGCACAAGAATTTAAGCAGATTATAGACAGAGTGAAGCAAGGTATACGTGTACCTGCTACGATGAGTTGGATAGGTGATGATATTGTAATTATCGACTGCGATATAGAGGTAACAGAAGAGTACGCTCTGAACATCTGCGGCAAGGGCTACGGACATACGGAGTACGAGGACGGACGAGGATATTCGCCTACCTACGATGAGTTTGTGATAGATATAGAAGAAGTGCACGCTTTCCTTATTGACGATACATCGGCAGAGGTAGAAGAATTTACTGCAATGCAAGAAGCCGAACTAATCGAAGCATTGAATAACAATATAACAGTAGAGCTATGAGAAGGGCATATATAGAGTATAAGGTAGTGAACAGGACAACAGGCGAGGTATACGCCGAGCACCGCACCAGAGAGGACAACCCGAACTTCGATTGCTACATAAAAAGAGGCTACGACTACAAGAGATTTGACTGTGTATGCAGTGCAATAAAGCCCGCCAAGATGAGCAGAGCGGATGAGAGGTTTCTCGAAAGGTTATTCAACGAAATCGACAATAAACAATTAAAAATAAAATAGATATGAACAACAAACAGGCAAAAGTGATGTATAGGCTATCGGACATAGCAGGTATGGTACTGGGAGGTATAGGTATGGTGCTGTTATGTGTCGCCGAACCGATAGGTCTTGTATTTGCAGGAGTGGCAGGCGTGGCTATTATCGTATCAAATAAGCTATACGATAGGGCACACCCCGAGACTGAAAGTAAAAAGGACAAATATTATAGTTATAGAAATCAAGTAAAATAAATATAAACGATTAAAAAGTAAAAGGTTATGAAAGAATTAATCAGGATACAAAACGAACTGAAAGCACCGAAGGGACAGTATAATAGTTTTGGTAAATATAGTTATCGGAGCTGTGAGGACATACTCGAAGCGGTGAAGCCACTACTCTCTTCATACGATTGCATATTGACGCTGAGCGACGAGATAACGCTTGTCGGAGAGCGGTATTATGTGAAAGCAACAGCAGTACTTATGAACGGTACGGGCGAGAGGGCGGAGGTATCGGCATACGCACGTGAGGAGGCTGACAAGAAAGGTATGGACGGTTCGCAGATAACGGGAGCGGCAAGTTCGTACGCACGCAAGTATGCTCTTAACGGACTATTCTGTATCGACGATAACAAAGATAGCGACACGACGAATACAGAAGCAAAGAGCAAGAAGTCGGCACCGGTGAAAGCGGAAGCAGCAGGACACACAAACGCAGACCTTGAGCTTGCGGTGCAAGAGATGAAGGAAGCGAAGACAGTGGAGGACTTACAGGGAGTATGGATAAGATGGCGGGCGTTCCAGAGCAATGCCGAATTTATGAAACTTAAAGACGCAAAGAAAAAGGAGCTTGCCGTATGAAGAAGATGAAACTGAAACCGACGGGGGTGATACTCGACGACAGCCACAGATATTGGGCAGCGGGCAAAGAGTTGCACGGAATAACAGGACTGATAAAGAGGCACGTCTTCCCAGATATGTATGAGGGAGTACCTGAGAGTATATTGGACGCCAAAAAAGAGTACGGCACAATGGTACACGAAGCGTTGGAGGTATTCGACGAGTTCGGCACGAGGAGCGAGGAGTTCGCAACAGAAGTGAACGCATACGAGGTAATGAAGAGCCTGAACAATGTAGAGGTATTGCAGAGTGAATATATAGTTACCGACTATGAGCGATATGCCACACCGATAGATAAGGTGATACTGAAAGACGGACGGTTGGCGATAGCGGACGTAAAGACGACATACACGCTGAACAAGAAGTATGTGAGCTGGCAGCTATCAATATGTAAGTATATGTTTGGGCTCGTTAACCCGAAATTGAAGATAGAAAGGCTGTATGCCATACACGTAAAGGACGGTATGGTGCGACTTGTAGAGGTGGAAGAAGTACCTGCCGAAGATGTACAGAGGTTGCTCGAGGCAGACGTACGAGGCGAGGTAGCTACATTCGACAACAAGGTAACAATAGCAATAGATGAGGAGAAGGCACTTGCTCTGATAGGCAAGATAGCAACGGAGCTTGCTATCAAGAAAGAGATAGAGGAACATATAGAGAGGTTCGAGACCGAACTGAAAGTGATGTGTGAGGGACTGGGTGCATTTAAGATAGACAATGATATGTTCACGCTGACGAAGACAGCAGACTACGAGAGAATGAGCTTTGACAGTAAGATGTTTGCAGAGGAGCACCCTGCACTATTCGAGCAGTACAAGAAAAAGACACTGGTAAAAGGAGGTATAAAGTATAAACTAAAATAATAAATAACAGAGAGATGATTAAGATTAGTATTTGCCTTTCGGATTTGCCAAAAGAGAAGATTACAACAGCCGTTAATGGCAAGAAGTATGTAGACCTGATAGTATCGGAGCGACGTGAGATGTCGAAGTATGGCGACACTCACACGATATACGTGCCGCAAACGAAAGAAGAACGTGAGGGCAATACGCCCCGCGTATTTGTGGGTAAAGGGACTGAATATAGGAGTTTTTAGAGGTATCGCCAAATACCTATTAGGAGGTGTACCCTTAATGGTTGGCGGAGACACCCGACAGACGAACCATTCGGTTCTAATAACGAAAGATTAGACGTGCACGCCCACGGCAATGTTAAGAGGCTGCAATCGTGTGCAGCGTGGGCTTTTTTTTGAAAATGAAAATAAAAACGATAATATGATTAAAGAAAAAAGGTTTTTGTTACTCAAAACAGTTGGGAATGATAGGTTAATGTATATTACGTCGATAGCAGCAGATAGCAGAATTGAGGCAATGGAGGGGTTTCGGAAATTTACAATGGATAATCTTAGATATGGCTTTGGTTTTTGGCGGTACTATGTTTCGGGCATACAATGGATACGGACGCCGTATAGAAAAAAGGCGAGTGTAGATAGACAGACATTTGTTCAGTTAGAGATGTTCACAGGGGGAGCTGATTAGTGGCAGTATGAGGTAGGTTCGAACCCTACCCTCCCCACGAAGTAAAAATTAAAAATGAAGATATTATGGCAATAAAACTGTATGAAATTTTAGACCCGAGATACCGGTACATTTCATTCAAAAGAAACGGACGAAGGGATTGTTTTTGTATCAGTCTGTTTGACGAATATCTGAACAATCAGATGTCGGTTGTTATGGAGTCGGACGAGGCTATGGAGTTTTTGAAAGACATTTCAGAGAACATAGAAAAATAGTATAGAGGTATGAAAGGCGACAATAGAGATATTGGAGGTTACGCATTGATGGACAAAATGAGAAGGGCACGTAGAACGTTTAGGTTTACCGCTACCGAACAGGCTCTGTTTTATGAACTTGTAGCCGTTTGCAATAGCGAGGACTGGGCAGACGTTTTTAGTTGCTCGAACTCAGAACTTTGTTATGCTATTGACGTAACCGAAAGGACACTTATGACCGCCCGCAATACATTGGTAAATGCAGGTTTGATTTATTATGAGAAAGGGAAAAGTACGAGGTCGAGAGGCAAGTACTCTTTTACGAAAGAATTCGAGACGGTAGCAGAGACGGTAGCAGAGACGGTAGCAGAGACGGTAGCAGAGAC